GGTCTGCAGCGGACTGCACCGCGGTCGGCCTGTCGTTGGTCTGCTCCAGTTTGGTCTTGGCATCGTTGAGCTCACGCTCGAGCGCCTCGGCCTTCTCCAGCGCCTCTTTCTTCTGGCGCGTGAGCTTGTCGATGCGTTTGCGGTAGCCCAGCGATTCCTCGTCGCTGTTCTCTTCGGTCTCGGAAAGAACATCCTGCTCAGGCGACTCGGCCTGCGCATCCGTTTGTTCTGCGGTCGGCTCCGCATCCTCGGCCTGATCGTCCACTGAAGTGGCTTCCGGCTCCGGCGCTTGTTGCTCGACGTCTGACGCCTTCTCCTCCTCCCCGCTGAATCGTGTCTTCAGCAACTTGGCCAACGCCGATTCGTCGAACTGCATCGGGTTGATTGGGGGCTGTGCCGTGTTTTTAGACAGGGGCGCTTCCTGTGTCGTTTGGATGTCCATGCTTTTAGACCCTGCAAGCCGGGTATGCTGCAACCATGGTTGTTGAGGCCAACCAAGAAGCCGTTGTGTGAGTGAGAGCCTAGAATTGACCGGAAGTCAATTCCCTCCCGTTTCTTAACGCACTGATTTGTGCGATGAGATCCTTGATCGCGGCTGCCCGGCCTGCGTTGTAGGCGCGGTCCTCCGCGGAAAGTGATGGGAGGATGGCGCTGTGCACCTCGTCCCGTAGCGTGTCGTCGATGACCTGGCCCATGGCCTTGAGCACCGGGTGCTCCTCGGACACTGACAGGGCCTCCGAGAGCTGTTCGTCGGTCAGTTTCATTGGACTCCGAGGCGGCCGGTGATGGCGTTCTGCTGCTGCTGCACGCTGAACTGCAGGTTCTCGATGTACTTCTGCAGGTTGGCCTGGAAGAGCGGGTCCTGCTGAAGCTGGGCCTGGTACTTCGGGTTGGATTGCAGGACTTGCTGGCTGAACTGCAGGCGCATGGGCGCGGTGGGGTCGTTCTCCCGGAGCTGGGGCGGGTTGCCGAGGGACATGAGCGCGATCTCGTCGTTGGTCTCGTTGAACATCTTCTGCGCGGCAGGGCCCTGCTGCATGACCAGCTCGCTGGCCAGGGTCGGGTCGATGGCCCGGAGGGCGACGGAGATCAGCTTGGCGCGGTCGATGACGCCGGCGGTGTCGAGGGGCAGGACGAGGGTGGAGATGGCTTTGAGCTTCTCGGTGACCAGGTCGGTGGAGAGCTCGCGGATGTCGAACTTCAGCATCACGTCGAAGTCCTGGATGTCGGGCGGGAGCGGGGTGGCCGAGGCCGTGATGCGCTGGATCTCGGCGGGGCCGATGTATTGGAGGGTCAGGGCCAGGACCTGGCGGAAGGCCTCGGTCCAGCCGTGCAGCCAGTTGTTGATCAGGCGCTGCTGGCGCATCTGGGTGATCACTGGCGGCACCTTCTCGGTCGGGCGGCCGAAGTAGCGGTCGGTCTGGGCCTCGATGGCTGCGATCAGTTGGAAGGCCACACCGGGCTCGCGGGCGGGCGGTTGCAGGAAGCCGATCTCGCCGCGGCGCAGGACAGGGATCTGGATGGCCGGGCCGATCTTCAGGTTGCCGCCGCGGGTCTTGGGGACCTCGATGGGCGGGAGAGTGGCCAGGGACGTGTAGTCGAAGATGCTATCGCGCTGGGCCTTCACCTCATGCTGCCAGGTGGAGCAGACCTCGGGCACGCCGCGGCTCTCGGTGATCTGGCGGTGGATCAGCTCGGAACGCCAGATAACGAAGGGATACTGGCCGTGCGCGTAGTCCAGGGCCTCGAAGTAGCCCCACTTGTCACCGACCTGGGGGCTGAAGACGGTGTAGAACACGCCCGGGATGCCGTCGGAGTCGATTGACTTCTGGTAGGCGTAGACCACCTCGATCAGGTTCTCGCGGTCCAGGATGGAGTTCTCGGCCAGGCCGACGGCGCCGTAGGTGTAGGCCGAGTAGTCGCTGAAGCGGCCCATCGTGTTGATGGCCTCCTGGGCCCACTCGGCGTCCCACTCCTCGGTCTCGACCTTGTTCAGGAGCTGGGCCTCGGTCATGTAGAACCGGCGGAAGACAACTCGGGCGGACTGGATGTCGGTGGTCTCGGGCGGGAAGACCAGCTCGTCGTAGGGCGCCAGGGCTGCGACCATGGGCTTGTTCGTGACCATCGTGGGGATGGGGAACTCGCACTCGCCCTCGGTGCGCAGGTCGCGGATGGCCTTGAGGGCCCGGCGCTTGCGCAGGTTGGGGAAGGCCGAGAGCAGGAGCTCCGCGGATTGGTCGTCGGCCTCGGGATTGGCGATGAGGTTGGGTAGGTCGGCCAGAATGGAGTCTTGGGGGGACTGGGCGGCCAGGGCCATGATCTGGTCCATGGTCAGGTACTGCTCGCGCTGTCCGAGTTCCTGCTGCCAGGTGACGTGGACGCCGGCCCAGCCGTAGGTCCAGAGGTACTGGGAGAGCAGCTCAACCTCACGAGTGAGGTCATTGTACATCTTCGCATTGACCGTCCAGTCCATCAGGTTGTGCGCGGTGACGGCCTGGTCGAGCTGGCTGATGTTGGTGGGGCTGACGCGGAGCATCGAGCGCCAGAAGGAGGTGCTGCAGAGGTCGACGAGGCCGTTGATCACCTCGTCGGCAAGCGGGATGCGGGTGTCGGAGGCGCCGTCCCAGGGGAACGCCGGCTTGTTGCGGTTGGCATCATTCCACTTCTTGCCGTCGTCGGTCTGCCCAGGCCAGCGGCAGTAGCGCACATTCTCGGCATTCTCGACCCGGGCGAAGACGCCGTAGTCGGTGGCCGAGCGCCGCAGCTCCTCGGTCAGTGCGCTGACATTGGGCTCGTCGCCGACCCGTGCCATCACGTCGGTTGCCTGCTTGTAGGAATCTCCTTGCATAGTGAAATGGTTTAGTATCCGCCGCCGCCGCGACAATCAAAGCCCCCGCGGCCTACGAACGCAAGACCGGAGACCAAAAGCATCCCCAGGCAGTCGATGGGGTCCTTGGTGCAGCCCTTCTGCCCGTCGCGTCCGGTGTGCTCGGAGAGTGCGTAGGTAAGGTTGGCGCAGTCGTTGGTGATATAGAGGGAGGGCTCGTTGAGGGGTGTCAGGGGCTGGGTGGCGTCGTAGGAGAGGAGCGAGTTGATGGCACTGGTGCGCTGGTCGACGGGCACGCCGGGTGCGGGAATGAATGCCATGGGCTCGTCCAGGGGGTTGTCGGACTCGGCCAGGAGGTCGATGAGGGTCGTGCCGCCGGCCTCGGATAGTGCGGGGGAACCGCCGGCCTTGGGGTCGATCAGGCGCATCACGGGCTCGCCGTAACCGAGCTCGGCCTCAATGGTCCTGAATAGGTTACGGTACTCGGATATCGACCGCCCGGCATCCAGGGTTTGCGCGGGGCCGAGCTTGCCGTCGGGCTTTTCGGAGGGCAGGGCCCACTCGCCGTAGTTGCTGAAGTCCGGGAACTCGCGGACCACGATGCGCTTGCCGTCCTCGTAGACCAGGAGCCACAGGCAGAACCAATTCCGGGCGCCGGCTGGGTCGCAGACCATGTACAGGGTGCCGCCGGGGGGCACCTTGGATGATGGGATGCAGTGGATATCGGGGCGGAAACGGGCGAAGGCCTTGCCGATGTTGTCCGAGGCCCAGCCGTAGGCCCGGGTCAGGATCTGGCCCATAGGCGAGGTGACGAGCTTGCTCTTCATCTCGTCGAATGGGTTGTACGGGTTGTCTTCCGAGAAGAAGAACACGGTGCGCCGGTTGGTCTGGGGCTGCACCATGGTGCGGGCTGCCTTGCCGAGGGGCCAGGTGGGCAGCGCTTGCTTGCCCTTGATCAACTCGGCGTCGTGGAAAGCGGAGATTGAGGAGCCGGCGGTGAACTCCTTGTAGACACTGGCCACGCCCTCGAGGGGGGTCTGCGTGACCAGGAGCTTGCCGCGGCGGGTGATTAGGCGGTAGCGCAGTGTGTCCACCCAGGATTGCGGGACCAGCTCGTCGCACCAGATCAGGTCGGCCTCGCGGCCTTCGATGGTGTTCTCGGATTGGGTGTAGTTCAGGAAGTCACAGCGTGATCCGTTGGGCAGGATGAATGAGCCGTCGGTGAAACCATTCTTGCGGCTGTAGTTCAGGTAGTGAATACGGCCCTTCTTGGTGGCCCGGAGTGCGACGGGCAGGTAGTTGTAGATGGCGGGCTGTTGGACGGTGACGCTGGTGGCGTGGCTTGTGTGGCAGCAGAGCACACTGGCGTTCTCCTTCTCGAGGAGGGTTTGCACCACGCGGCGTGCGGCCCAGAGGGTTTTACCTGCGCGGTTGCCGCCGGAGATCAGGAGCTCCTGGGTGGCTGCGTACTCGGTGTTGGCGATCTCCCAGTGGTCAGGAATGAACCCGTAGGTGTAGGGGTCGGCCTTCTCGAGCAGCACGAGCTGCGTGCGCTTCTGCTTCAGCTCGAGTGCCCGGGGGTGCGAGGCGTCTACCCGGGGGATGACGGGGTGCAACGGCTGCTCGTTCCACCAGGCGGTGTTGCAGGCCTCGGTGCAGAAGCGCTTCTGCTTGGGGCCTTCGCGCTGCTTGATGATCTCGAAGGGCTTGGAGCAGGTGAGGCAGAGGGGGTGTGACATAGGGGGGGATTCCACTCACTTTACAGAAGAGGACGGAGGATGACTGAAGGCTGTGTGTGGGGTGTTTGTTAATATTTTTCGTTTTAGAGAACCCGTCGACTTTTAGCGTCGCCGCAGATTGCCCGACCCCCTCCCCCCATCTGCCTGGGGCTGCTTGGTGCCGGCCTTGGCGGTGGGGGTAGGATGGGCTGAATCGAACCGTTTGTTAGCACTGACGTTAGCACTGGGCATTGGAATGGCTTGAAACCCCAGTAAACATTGGGTTTCCGGTGCTAACCGAATCGAACCATTGGTTAAGTTCAGAGGTTAGCACCGTCCGGGATCTGCTCGTCGTTCACGGGGGTCACGTCGCGTTCTTTCAGGTCCTTCATCAGGTCCCGGTGGCTCACAGAGGCCGTCATGGCGAGGTGGATGCTGGTGGGCTGGCCCTTGATGACCGCCAATTTGTCCGTGAGCACACCTACGCTGATGGGTAAGGTACGATCATCGATCAACATAATAGAGGATTCAGCTAGCCGCTTGGTGCCACGCCAGATCGCAACCTCCAGAAACCCAGTGACGTCCTTGCGCCATTCATCTTCGGTCTCTGGGTAGTCTGCTGGGACCTTGACTCCGCGGATGATCTTGAACGCTGTGGTTTGGCTCAGGCCTGTTTCCTCTGCGATCTTGTCCAGTGACTTGTTCTCAATGATACCATCAACCACCGCATCGGCACGCTCTTGGGTTAGCTTGGAGTTATGATGCTGACCCGGATGCTCGGATTTCATGTATCCAAGCTCTTGAGAGGCCTTCAGGACCTTCTCTTTGACTCCTGCTGGGACGTTGGTTTTCCCGGAAAGCACTCTTTGGGCGTACTGATGGTTAACTCCAGCAGCAGCGCCCACATCTTTCAGACTCGGCCTCTTCTTTGGCTTCTCATCCGGCATAAGGCGCAAAGCTAAAGGGAAACTCTCCCCAGTGGTTGAGCTGTTTCTTGGGCTTCATGGAGTAGTGCTTCACTCCGGCCAGGGTCATCCTGACCGCAGCGGCGTAATCCTCACTGAGATACTCGAGTTTACCGGGCATGGACTCCATGGCGAACGGCATCCACAGGGTCGGGAAGCGCTCGACCCTCACATCGTCGCACCAGTCGATCCGATAGGGGTTCTGCACTCCTGACCCTCCCAAGCAATCAAGTGCGCTCATAAGGCAACCTCGAGTGATTGCGAGGCATCCCGATGCGAACATCGTGACAGGAACAAGCTCGGATGCGCACTCGGCATCATTCACCTGGTGTTTCAGGGCCTGCAGGTGCTCCACCTTCGGGCGTAGGGCTGGTCGGGCCGGGAGCGACCGGCAGGAGTAGGGGATGCATACCGTTGCCTGGTGTTCATGGGCCAGCTCGGCCATGCGGACTATATCGGCTGCAGTGAACTCGATGTCGTGGTCCAATTGGACCCACACATCTTTGCCCGAGTCCAAGAACCACTTGGTCGCACGGCACCGGGACCGGCTGATGAGGGCATCCTCCCGGATGGTGCGCAGATCGGTCTGCCTGTCAGAACGGGCGAAGGTGGCCGTCAGGTCGATCCAAGACATCATACAGGCGGCACTAATGCCACCGTAGGCGTATAGCGAGACATGGATGGACGGCCTGGTGCCTGCCTGGGTTACTGCCTGCACCTTGCTGGTCGGCTGCGGTGCGTAAATAAATGGATCTTCCATCTGTGGGGATTCTGCCTTGTTTGCGGTCATGGTTCAATGTCCTTCCGTTGGCTTGCGAGGTAGAGCTCATGGCCCTTGGTGATGAGGTAGACCACGCTGCCTCGGGGCACCTGGCAGGCTGTTGCTACGTCGTTCAGGGACAGCCCGCGGTCCCGCAGGTCGTAGGCCTTGCGAGCCAGGTCGGGTGTGTGCCTCTGCTCGGTGACCTCGGGCTCATCCTGCATCACCGGGTCCGGCGTGCCGTCCTCCTTGAACGCCATGTCCTTGGGATACGATAGCCAGCCACGCTGCACACCTATCTTCACAAGATACGGTGCCTCTGATAATAGTTTCGTTGTGTTTGTTACTGTCATAACAGTGAGATATCTAATGGTGTTGCGGGCAAGTGCTGCCTACCCTTGCCGCTTTTGTCTCCTATAAGCTGAAAGATGCGTTGTCTATGTGCCTTGCCACTGGCGCCGGGGTGGATAACGCAACCAAACCTCCCGTCTGCCTGGACAACGAGGTGATTGCGCTGCTTGTCCCCACCTACCTCGGCACAGGCTGGGCATTGCCCGACCATTTTCGAGCCAATTTTGCGTAGGCCTGCCACTGTCAAGCGGTGTCTAGTGTTTGGGACGGGAGGGACGGCATTTCCGAACTCCATTCCTACCTTGGAGCAGCCTATACCCACTTTTACACTTCTTGCACCGAGTTGAGAAGTGCCGTCCCCCGTCCCAAACGCTTGACAACGCTTGACCAATCCAGTGTTTTTCATGCGGTCAAGGTTACTTTCATGTAGCCTCGGGACTGTTGCTGCTGACCGTCGCTACGGTGAATGTGGTTCGACGGGATGGCCTGGTGTATCTCCAGCATCAGTTCAGCGGCACGTTTCTGGAAGCGCTTCTCCGGTTCCGGCCCCCATTCCTTGTTGTTACACATCGTCATGTAAGCACTGTATAACTCCTCCGTAGTGATACAATCCGACGACATACTACTACCCCGGACATGATTAACGACAAAGTATCTAACACTGTCACTCTCGCTCAATAGATTATCAATCATGCCGCGCTGCCTCTCGGTGACCGGGAACGGCCTACCGGCCTGCATGACCCTGCACAGATCCTCCGCGCCCTCCAGGAACCAGTTCAATATCCCACTACCTTCCCGCTCAATCATCACATCGTGGTAATTGGGGATCACCTTCTCGGGCTTGGGCTGGCTGAAGTCCAGCAGCAGCAACCTTCTCGACCACGCGCCCAGGTCTCCCTGCACGTTCACCTTCAGCCGACTATTTGCAGTCACAATGACGTTCCAGTCGCCCACCACGGCCTTGGCCCCTGACTTCCCCTTAAACTCCACGCTCAACCTGTCGCCGCCCGTCAGCGCCTTGAGCTGCTGGCTTTCCTCGCAAGACAGGAAGTCCGGCGGCACGTCGCTGCCGATCAGCAGCGTCCTGTCATGGAAGTTGGCCAGCTCGAACCGGCTGCCCAGGTGCGCGGTCCTCAGCTCGCTGCAGTTCTCGTCGCCCACCAACCTCCGCACCAGCCCGGCCACCGTGCTCTTCCCGCCGCCACCCGTGCCCGTCAGCAGCAGTATGACCTGCGGCCTGTTCCTCTGCAGCAGCGCCAGGCCACCCCATCTCTGCAGCAGCATCTGGTCGTCCTTCTCGGGCAGCGCATGATCCAGGAAGGCCTGCCACATCGGGCTGTGCGCACCCTGCACATACCGCACCGGCGTCTGGTTCCTGCTCATCCACTCCGGCCCAAAGCCATGCATCTCATACGGCGCAGCCCGCAGATCCACCATGACATTGGAGCAGTGCACCACGCTGTCGGGCCTCGAGAACGGATTGCGCTCGACCTGCAGCCTTCCGATCAGATCCACAACCTGATCCGCGAAACTCGCTGTAAGCCTCGTCAGCAGCGCCGGAAGCCGCGGGTCCTCCGTAGAGGCCACCTGGTCCAACAGAACGCGCCTGGCGGTCTCCAGGGCCTTCTGCGCCATCTCCTCGCGGCTCATGCTCATCCAGATCCCGCGGTCCCCATGATACCAGTAGTGCATCCCGGTGACCGCATCGAAGAGGAAACGCTCCTTGTGCGCCATGTAGGCCGCGAAGAACGGCGCCTGCAGGTTGCCCGTGCCGCTCCGTCCGAACGTCCACGGCACGCCATGCTGCCGGATCAACTGCGCGATCTCATCCCGACTGCCCGGCGCCGGCCAGCCCTCGGGCCAGCGGATCTGGCTGAACTCCAGCGCCACCGGCGGCCTGTCCACCAGCACGCTATACTCGCACCCGCTCGGGTGCAGGCCCTTGACCGTGCTCAGGTTCCCGGTGCTCCTCCACTCGTACAGCGGCTTGCCCAGCAGCCGGTCACCGACCTGTATCATCTCGGTCGTGCTCCGCTCCGCGCAGGGCCCCGGGTACTTGCCCGTGACCCGCACACCAATCTGCGCCCCGCGTTTGCCCTTCCACCGCGCACTTCCCTGCAGCACTGGGTTCACCTTCAGAAACGCCTCGAGGCTCCCCTCATCGTCGAAGTCAATGGCGCACAGCCCCCCAGAAAACTCCCCGAGCCTCACCGCCACGTTCCCGTGCTCCAACATCACCCGGTAAACATCCCTTTTGGTACTCTCCATGGTCTCCTGGGTGTACTTGACCATCGGGATCTTGGTCCCCGGGCTCTGCGGCACCAGGAACAGCGGCGTGCCCAGCCAGCCCTCAATCTCTTGCGTCGTCATCATAGCAGTTCCTTGATCAGCACTCTGAAGGCTCGCTCCGCTGTTGCCGGCACGACTCCATTACCGAGCAGTCGTAGCTCGTCCGTTCGATTGTCACCGGAGACACACAGCTCGGCATAGTCCATCCCACCGGCAGACCCATCAGCGTCTCCACCCAGCGCGGGTTGAGTTTGCCATTCACCTGCTGGTCCAACTTGTCGGTCATGCTCCCGTCCTTCTGCCGGTGCGCTCCGGTCGAAACGGTGGCCGTCTGCCACTGCTTCTCCACCACATGGACCTGAGTCGTTAGCTGTGTCCCCCTCTCCAACGGCCTGCCGCTGGTTGTCGCTGTCATCCCGCAAGCACCGCTCTTGGGTGTCATCCAGAGCCTGCCTTCCTGAGACAACTCTGGGCGGCTCCCATCCGTGCTGCTGCTCGCCGGGGCGGCTGGGCCATGCTTCACGACAACCGTGCTGAGTGATTCCTGGCTTCCTTTCATACCTCGACTCCTGTCCTGAAAGCCTTGACGGGCTTCGCTGGCTTGAACTGTTGGCCAGTAGCACAAACGTCCCGAGGGGGGGGGTGTTCGATTGAGCTGAGACTTGCCTTGCGAGTTCTTGGCTTCGTTCGCTGTCATTGTGGGCCAGGATAAACACCCGCTTCCGCTGGTGTGGCGCTCCACATTCAGACGCGCTGAATATGCCCCACGTCGTTCTGTAACCCATTCCTGCCAGGTCTTCAATGACGTCGGACAGCCCCAGGCTGATATGTCCTTCGACGTTCTCAAAGAAGCAGCACCGAGGTCTGAGAAGTCGAATGCCATCTGCAATCCACGGCCATAGATGCCGCGGGTCTTGCTTCCCTTTGCGCTGTCCGGCTGCGCTGAAGGGCTGGCAGGGGTAACCGCCAGTGAGGATATCCACTCGGTCGCGAAACGCTGCCCAAGGGAAGGTCTTAAGATCCGGCCAGATAGGTGCTGGGTCCATGAGTCCCTCTTCCATTTTGCTGACCAAGTTCGCAATGGCGAAGGCTTCGATCTCACAAAGAGCGACTGTGCGCATATTTGGGATTGCTCGGTGCAGTCCAAGCTCAATGCCTCCGTATCCAGCGCATAGGCCGATGTGTGTAACTGCTTTGGAAGTATCCATGTCATTCCGCCCTCCTCTCAAACGCCAACGCCTCCTCTGAAATAAACCAGCCCTTCGGCCACTCGGTCAGGTAGATCCCGCCCAGCGTCCGCACCCGGCTCAATGCCACATAGGCCTGCCCGGGCTCCCGGGCCGCCCTGATGTCAATCCTGGCGGCATCCAGGGTCAGTCCCTGCGCCCGGTGTATGGTCATCGCGTAGGCCAATCGGAGCGGGTATTGTTGGACGGTCACCCCCAGCGACTCAAAGAACCATTTGCGCCGGCCCAGTGAAATCTTCTCACCGCGGGTCTCGACCACTATGTCCCCGCCCCTGAACTCCATCACCCGGCCCACCTGCCCATTGTAGAAACCCTGCTCCGCATCATTCGCGGTAAACATCACGGCAGCCCCGGGCTTCAACTGCAGCACCCGCGGCGTGCTCATGTTCTTGGTGGCGAACTCCACCGCCTGGTCCACGCCCTTCACCTCGGCATCGAACACGGCAATCGGGCCATCAATGCTGCTGAGGCGGTAGTTGTTCCACTTGTCCACCTGCACGTTGTGCGTCATCAGCCGGGTGATGTGCTCCGGCGGGTTCATCCTGAGCGCACTGCGCAGCAACTGGTTATCCCGCGGCTTCATCCTGCCCACGCGGAACCCGCTCAGCATCTCGATGAAAGGCAGGTCATTCTGCCGTCGCACCTTCTCGAGTTTAATCGTCTTGAAGTCAGCCTCTTCCCAGGCCTCGCTCCTGAACGCCCAATCATAGGGCTTGCTCTGGTCGGTCCTGACCGGCGGCAACTGCAGGAAGTCCCCCAGGAAGATAACCTGTAACCCACCGAAAGGCCGGCTGTCTTCTCTGATCCGCTTGACCCAGTAGTTCAGAAAGTCGAGGTGCCGGCCCGCCATCATGCTGATCTCATCAACTACCAGCACCTCGGTGCCCCGCACCCGCTTGCGGGCGCCGTGAATCGAAGGCTGCTCCTCCAACCGCTCGGCAGCCCCCTCGAAGTCCTCGCCATCCTGCGGCCCCAACTGCATCCCGCACCACCTGTGCACGGTGGTCCCGCCTACATTCAGCGCGGCGATGCCTGTCGGGGCCGTGATGGCCACATCCCGGACTCCTTCCACCCTGCTCAGGAACTCCCGCAGCAGCGTGGACTTGCCGGTGCCCGCCTGCCCTGTGAGGAAGACGTTCCCAAAGGATTTTGCCCAGACCATGAAGCGGTCCTCGGGCGTCGGATCGAAGTCGTCCTCGATCACATGGACAGACGGGCTTGTAGTCATCGGATCAGTAGGTCGGGATGAGGATGTCGGAGACCTGCTGTGTGAGCTGCACATCCCGCAGGCAGTAGTCGATTGCTGCCTGGCGGTCGGTCCTGAACAGCTCGTGGAAGTGCGCCCCGTTGCCGGCCTTGTCGCCCAGCCCGAGGTGCCTTGAGATCGCAGCCAAACTCCCGTGCGCCCGGCTGTCGCCTAGCTGCCAGACCTCGCGCAGATCAACGATCAGGTCGGTCCAATACCTACCGTTGCGCATCCAGTAGGGCACGGTGATACGGTGCTTCCAGGACCGCTTGAACAGGAACGGCAGGTCGAAGGGCTTCACATTGAAGCCGATCATCTGCGGCTTTCGCTCGAAGCTGTCGAGCATCGACCAGAACTGCAGCAGCATGGCCTTCTCGCCATCCGCATCAGCGCATAGCACCGCAGGCGGCTCATGCTCGACACGGTATCCGATGGCCAGCACCTGGCCGCTGAGGGCATCCAGGGCTGCGTTTCTGATGTAGTCGCTGGCGTGGTTCTCCTCGGCTGTCCTGATCTTCTCAGCGATCAGGTCCGGGTTCTTGATGTTGCCCAGCTTGACCTGGCTCGGGTCAAACGGGGGGATGACCAACTCCCCAGGAGGAAGCGGTCCAGTTTCGATGTCGAAGTAAATACGTGGGTTTGCTGGCATAGTATGAAAAAGTTTAATGTGCGTTTGTCAGCGGATGCGCACCCCCCGCTTGTTGTCCATGAGTCCCCGACAGCAACAGGCTGCCCGGGAAAGTTGTCAGATGATGTGCTTACCGCAGTGCGGGCACAGCTTGGGCTGCTTGGGCCGTTTCAGGAGCACCGGCACGGCCAGCCATTCGCAGATCTCGCCGTAGCTCTTCCATCCGAAGCCTGTGACGGCGTTGGGATGCAGGTGCCCGGATGTGTAGAGGCTCAGGGCCTCGTCCTTATCCTTCACCGCCATGCGGTCCAGGATGTTGAACGTGCGCGTGGTGAAGGGCCAGCCCCACTGCGCCTGGATGTCGGCCTTGGTCTGGGCCGCCCGTGCGATCTGGCTGATGCGCTGCTTGGTCAGGCCCATGATCTCGCCGATCTGTGTGATGGACTTACCCTCGGCCTTCATCTGCATGACCTCCGGGATAAGGTGGGCCACCTTGCTGTACTTCTTCTTGGTCGGGTTCATGGCTCAGTAAGGGATGTCATCCTGCTCCAGCTTCATCTGGGCTTCCTCGGCGGCCTTGAACTTGGCCTGGTACCACGTCAACCCATTGATCAGGCGCTTGTCATCCGCGGTCTGCTTCACCTCGGCCCGGGCCTTGGGCAGCCAGTGCTCGATGAGGCTCGTGATACTCTCCTCGGTCAGCTCGCGGAGCTCGATGCCCTTGTGCTTCCCGACGTGGACCTTGACCTTCGACGGGTCATCCGTTGCCGGCTGCCCACCGCCCGAGGTCTTGCGGAAGCTCGAGTCCCCGCTTGCCGGCGCTGCCTTGCCCTCGGCTCCATCCTTCGCAGGCCGGTCCTGCAACCGCACCCACAGCCCGCTCGCTGCCAGCGGCTCGCCTGCCTTGTGCGCCATGATCAGCTTGATGTTCGCGTAGGTCTTGCTCCCATCCGCGCTCTGCTCATGCCCGATGACCAGGCTGGCCGGGCGCCCGATCAGGCTCTCCAAGTCCAGGCTCTTGTTCTCCTGGTCGGTCAGCTTCCGGCCGAACCAGTCCTTGAGGAACTTGGTCAGCGCCGCCTTCTCATGCAGGCTCGGCACCATGGGCTTGGTGAACACTACCCAGGGCTGGACCGGGTCCCTGCTGTCGTCCTGCAGTTCGATCTCGAACGCGAACTTGAACTTCTGTTTCACGCCGTACTCGGTCTCGTACTCCTTGAGCGGAGTCACGTCCACGCACACCGCCCGGCCCGAGAACTCGGGGCACGGCGCGAAGTCCTTCTTACCGCCTGTTGCACTGATAATCATACGTCTTACTTTATGTTGTTGTTGTTGTTGTGTTGAACCGAGGCCTGTTTTTCGACCTCGAAAAGTTGTTGTGCCATCCGGGCGTAGTTCGCCCAGTAGTCGGGCCAGGTTGCCTTGATCTTCGCCAGATTGTCTGAGTCGGCCACGAGTGCCGCGGCGCCCAGCTTGCGAACGAAAGATCCGCCGTATTCGATCATGGTGCGTGCCACGTCGAAGTCCTTCACTTGGAGCCTTTCCCGCGCTTCCTGGTAAAGAAGCTGGTGAACTCGACCCTGACCTTCCGGGCAGCCCGATAGGCCTCCCCGGCGTCCCGCTTAGTCAGGTGGTAGGGGCCGGTGCCCTCCTGTTGGATTTGTAGGGCTGTTTTCATTGCAGGATAAAGTCGAAGTTGATGTGCCAGGTGTCGCACAGCCTGTTGTAAGTATCGTTCTTGATGCGCCAGGTGCGCGGGTCTCGGGTGGTCCCGCTGTGCCGGCATTTGATACGCACGTCGATGTGCTGGATGGCCGTGTTCCTTAGGTGGTGGTCAGGCGGTAGTTCGTGGAGTTTGGTGATCATGGTTTGGTTGCCTTTGCTTTGTCCCAGTCGGCGATGGTCTGGATGAGGTCCTGGTAGGATTCCTCGGTCCATTGCCTCTGGGTGCGGTAGGCGTAGACATGGGCAACCAGTGCGTTGCCGTAGTCCTCCAGCCGCTTGATCCGCTCGCCTCTGTCCTCGTACAACGCAACGTCCGCAACCAGCACGGCGTGCTTGTTCTTCGCGTCCATTAGCTCCTCCTCCAACTGTTTGATCCGATCCTCACGCTTCCTGACTTCGAGAGCGATTGCGCGGAGTTCGCGGGAGTCGTAGTAATTCTGCTTCTCAGCGATATTTAGGATTCGTTGTTCAACGCTCACAGCTTGGCCTCCTTCTTGCACTTGTGCATGAACCAGAGCAATCGCCCCAGCCATCCAATCTTTTCGCCGCACTTCTGGCAGCAGTAGCTTGGGTGTTTCACAGCTTGACCTCCTTGGCTTTGCGCCATGCATCCTGTTCCTTCAGTTTTCGATTGGAGGCTTCTCGTAAATCCCATTTTGTAGGATGAGAGTTTTCGTACATCGCATCCCCCGCCTCCTCCAGCCGACGGATGCGTTCTTTGTGCTGCTTGATCTCGTTTCTGAGGCAACGCTCAGACCGTGCAAGCTCGTCGTCGCCAACCTTGGTCCAGCAGGAATAAGTGATGTCGGTTCGATTATCTGCATGGCAGTAAGGACAGCTCACGGCTTGGCCTCCCCTCTGGCTTTGTTCCACAGATCAACGTCGTATCCAAAGCCCAGTTCGTGGGCCATCAAGTCACCTCCTGTTTCAAGCGCGGCAACGTAGTCGTATAGCTTTGAGATGCGCTCATTGGCCGCGTTGAGTTCGCGTTCGATGTCGCAACCAGTTTCCCAAATGGCTCCGTCATCATATGCTGATGCATCCATCCTCGGCGTATCGCTGACCATTTTGTTGGTGTCACCAAGATGGTTCATTTGCACTCCTTCCATTTGAACTGTGGTTTACCGCTCGCGTCGGCCACCCATTCGGCATGGTGTTCTCGGACAGCTTCTTCTTTCATGTAGGTTGTTGCAGAGCATCCACCTGCAAACGCTCCGAGCGTTATGCCGACAATGCAGAACAGGAAGTATGGTACGATATCGTCGCCTTTCATTTCGCCACCTCCTCAACCCCACACGGGAGCCTGTTCGGCGTTGTAATCGCAATCTCTGGACTTATTCCTCTCAGTATTCGTTTCCTGAGGCCAGCATAGCCTGTTTTACAAATCTCCAATCTTGCCCATTCAGCAATTGTTTTAGTTTCTCCAAACGCGCTTATGAATATGTTTTTGGATTGATTGTTCATTTGTTGAATCTTGGTTGCCCACCTACAGTTTTCCTTTGAGTAACCCTTTGAGTTATCGATTCTATCAATTCCGCATCCATCAGGTCTTGTACCCATGTCTTCAAGGAACGAATCAAAGTTCGCCCATCTCTCACATACATTAATGTTTTTTGACAGATAATGCGGATGGCTTTTGCACCGCATCTTCATTTGAAGCCACGCTTGGTAAGTTCTTGATTTTCCATTCCATCCAGCATGGCCATGTTTTGTCTTGAACGGCCTTCCTCTTACGTTACTCATAAACACCGCACTCCTTCCACGTTTTACCGCCGTCGGTGCTGTGTTCGCGTTCGTCCATCCACAAGTCCCTGTCGGATTGCACCGATACCCAGCCGAGGAGAACTCGGTCCTGCGGGTTGCGCTTGAATCTCATCCACGCCCCCAGCGGCACCTCATCCGCAGTCCACGGGCGGAGCGTTGCGGTGGGTTTGATGCGGTAGTTGCAATCAAACCAGTTCCAACTATTAATATTCGTTGTTTGCCACTTTTCGTCATACATGGTCTGCACTTCCTTCCCATCCACAAACGCCTGCATGACGCGGATGGCTTCGATTGTTTGTTCGCGTGTCATTTTGATTCCTTCCTCTGTAGGTATTCAGTCACCGCTTCATCTACCACAAACTGCAACTTGTATCCTTTGCGTTGTGCGTATTGCTTGAGCCTGAGGTGCGTTTCATCTGAAACCACAAACACCTTCGCCGTCGGACGTTTTGGTTTGGTGGTGGTCATCGTCTGTATTGCTTGATGATCTGAGCCACAAACCTGCGCTTGCAGCCGATGGCCCGGGCCACCGTGTCGGTGTCGGCCCCGTTGTCCCAGAGTCGGTAGGCCAGCTCAGCGTCAAAGGCCTCCACAGGCTGCGCCCAGTTCCTGCTGAGCTCCCGGGCCTTGGGCTCCGGGAATGAGATCCAGCCCGCGGCCACGGCGCTGGTGATGGTCTTTTTGGAGATCACTTGAGTCCCTCCGAGATCATTGCGTGCTCCAGGATCAGCACAGCGTCCGCGGTCTTCAGCGTGATCACCTGGCGTGGCTGCCTCTGCTGCGCGATGCCCTTTAGGTGGCTCTTCCACTTCGCCCCATGGGTCGCCTTGTTTCCGACCCCCAGTGTCTTCTGCCAGCGCTGCGGCGGCACCTCGATCACCCGGGTCTTCGAGGCTGCGATCAGGCCGTGCAGGAAGCCGACGTTGTAGCCGAAGTTGAACATGGAGCTGCCCGGGGCGCCCTTGCCGCCGACGTACCCGCCGACCTTCTCGATGTAGACCACGTCGCTGATGGCCAGCCTGTCGCTCACCAGGATGCTGATGTCCTGGTCGGTGGTGGGCATCGAGTTCAAGATGATTCCGCTTGGCCCGAGGTAGGCCAGGCCGCCGGAGGCCCCCGGGTCGATGGCAAGTATCCTGGTCACTTCGCAGCCTTTCTCAGCCAGGACAGGATGGCCTTGTCGGCGATAGCCTGCAGCTTAGAGCCGGTCTGCAGGCAATAGTCGCGCAGGGCCTTGTGGGTGGTAGGTGTCACGTTGATGGTTTTCGGTTTGGTCATTTCAGGTGCTTCTTGACCTTGGCCCAATAGGCCTCGGTCGCAGATTTGCGGTCGCCAGTCGGTCCCCCATTCCAGATCCGGGCCTGCTGCTCGGTGGTCTTGCCCTTGCCGTAGTGCCGCAGGTAGGCCTCGCACACAGCCCGGGCTGCCACGCGGTTGGTCATCTCGGAGTGCTTGTAGTGAGAGCCGGTAATCCGGTTCACGTCGAGCACCACGCCGCGGTGGATCTGT